ACCCACGAATCATCTCATAATCGGATTGAGTCAAACTTTCCTGACCCACCCCAATCAACAGTGGGACCCTGAGACCGTTCAGTAATTGGCCGACAACCGGCTCAATAACAGAGCGAGTGTAAACACCAGGAGGAGCATATGTAGTGAATGGTCCAATACCCATTTTAGTTTCCTACCGTTCGAGCAGATTGAGTGTGAGTATCTGGTCTACGTATAAAGGAGCACAAAACAAGTCTATGTATTTGTATGGGTCTTCCATGCTCGATTTCGAATAAGCATGGACATAGAGAGTTTATCGTATACTATTATTCTTGTGCGGCTTTATCTTTGATCCGCTTAAAAGTTGTAAGAGCTTTCTCTCTAATTTGCATAGTATTATTATCTGCTGGAACGGGTTTTCCCGTACTAGGATCTATTGACAATGCATGAGTTCCGGCCTGCCTGCGTATTTTAGCCCTTTCTACTCTATCCGCATCATATGCTTCCCATTTTCGATTGGCAGAACGACCAACAGCAATATCTAATGAAGGATTATCGTGTGAACCAGTACTCCTTCTAGGAATTGGACCAGATTCACCCATATTGTTAAATTTGAAATTTGTGGCAGAAGGTATCCTAGGTACCAACTTCCCACATTTTTTACACGGATGTTTTTCGGAATATTGCTTTATATCATCTGATGAGAGCAACAACTCTTCAAACACTATACGACAGTCATTACATTGATATTCAATGATCGGCAAGGCCACTTCTCCTAATATACTATACTGATGATTTTTGAAGTTTTTTCTATGCCAATACTTCGACATATTCCGCGCATTCGTACAAATTTTGCACTCGAGAGAATCATTTCTACCTTTATGTTTATGGCGATAACAATCTGCAATGGGGATCAATCCGTGTTTTTTACATAATTTGTGTGTTTCAGTATAAGAAATAGATTTGCTTCGGTAATTCGGATCCTGCCACAATATCTTTGCTGCAATAGAATTACTTATTCGTACTTTCTCACGATATTCCGGATTCTGCCACATCTTCAAAGTCGCATTGTGCATTTTCTCCTTGATTTCGGGTCGAGCAAAAGTTATCTTCTTGGTAGCTGTTGATTTAGCTATGGATTCCGGACTTGGGGGTTTTCCCAAACGTGCTTTAGCAATAACAACAGACATCTTTTCCCGGTATTCAGGATCTTGCCATAGTTTTTTCATTTCAGCAGATTTTTGTTCTGATGACATAAATAAATAGTCTTTAAAATTGTCTAAGGATCGAGGCAGTGCCTTTTCACGATATTCCGGATTATTCCAGGGATTTTTATTTATATGTGGTTTGTGTTCACCACCCTTAGCCAAATTAAACCCGAACTGCGGATCTCTTGTATTGAAATGATTGATCCACTTCTCTTCAGCTAAATCGGCTGCTTCTAACGTATCGCAAATTTCTAGAATTCCATGAGTGAATGCGTCTTTCCCATATTTACGAATAGCATTCCAAAAATGGGCACAACCTCTGCCCCGCTTGTGTTTTGCATTCGCTATATGCTGATTCCAACGCTTCATCATCGTTAATTTGGTTAACCCGATGTAACGACGTTGTGAATCAATATGTGTATGCGAATAAATCATCCAGTGAAGTCCCATAAGGAACTTTACCAGACGATCTATTCAACCGATATTCGTAAGCCGCTAAATCACTCTCTCGTAGCCAATGTCCTTTCCAATCACAATTGCCATTCCTGCAATTTGGGATGGGTCACTCATAACTTGTAATTGATCCCAAGTATATGAACCATCAAGGAACCCCTTTTGCTGTTCCTCAGTCTTAGATATAGGATCGACTTGTGTCGAAGTAATGGGTAATGGAATATAAATTTCCCAGTCCACTCTCATTGAAAGCGATATTGCTCCATCATAATAATATGCATCCAATGTTTCATTATATATTTCTTCGCTTTCTCCACCAGGCGCGACATCAATCAACTCGAGCCCTTCGAATCCCCAATAATTCTGTCGTTCCAATATTTTATTTACTACATAATCACTGAGTTTTTCACGATCTTCAGCATCTCTAGAAAATACTATCAAATCAAAGTGGACTTCGAATTTTCCACCATAAATATCCGCAACTTCGGTCCTGCTTTCGGTTACTACTATTTCGATTTCATCGCATTCCTGGATTCTATCCCCGAATGCGAGAACAGCGCCAGGAATTGCAGTTAGGTTAGTAGTTTCAGCTTTAAACTGAAATGGACCCTGATCTTCGATCTTATATCTGTAATCAGCATATATAACGGAATCAATTGGTGTAGGCTTTAGGAAGGTTATTCCTCCTGTACCATAATCAGCAGTATAATCAACACCATTCGATAGCGGATGCTTTCCATCTATCCACAATCTAATTGAACCCGGATAGATATTCTCTCTAGACAACTGCCCGGTTGGATCAGATGATGTAACGAATTGGATTACTGGTTCGTCTGTAACTGTTAGATTTGGCTCGAGTATGAATGTTCCAGGGATATTGTGTGGTTCATCAGGAAGAGATGTGACTTTGAGTAAATAAACGCCGGGTGGACTAGGAAATATATTTCGAGTCGAAGATACCTTCTCTAGATATAACTGGTTCTCCTTAATCCATTCTAATGAAGTACCGAGATGATTTTTAGCTGGCAAGTGTACTACGAATGACTTTAATCTACCTATATAGTTATTTGCAGATAACCTAACTCTATCAGCTGAAGTTCCGTTTATGATAACCCCCCTTTGAGGTCTTTCCTCAAAAGAGAATTTATTCTTCACATTTTCAGAATCAGAACGATAGCGTGGATGCTCATAAAGTATTCTTTTGAGCTCCCATATTATTCTTTTCTTGGTAGCCGATGTAAGAGAATTTTTCATTTACCAGGGATAGCCCCAGCTTCTACTAAGCGTCTAGCTAGTTGAGCCTTGTTTCCAGTTACATCAAGCCCCGAATCCTGGGCTAATTTAATCAGCTCAGATTTCGTATATTGTTCAATAAATAAAGCGACAGCATCGGATTCAATCTCAGTTTCTCCATCTATAGATATAACCGGCACGTCAATCGCTGGCGGTGGAAACGGTGGAGGTGGCGGCATTACCGGCACTACCAAAGGAGGAGGCACTACTGGAGGTTGTGGAGAAGGTAGTGTGGGAGACGCTGCTGGGATTTCAGCAAACTTCATTCCGTACGAATGCTCTAGCACATCGTTTTCGGTTAATAGAACTTTCCGTTTCATGTTTACACCATCCGATTAAAAGCTGGTTAGTCATTAGGCATTTGTGACAACAAAAGAAGGCCAGTGGCTACGGCTGTTATCGGATCTTTAGCAGGCCTAATATCCGATATTTGAATCGGGAATTTATCTTTATACACATTAAATCTAGATTCAAATTTATCTACGAAACCAGCGGCCAATGAAGTTCCGCCACTTATGATTATTGGTATGGATTGAGGAACATGGATGGTATCTTTAACTTTAGCAAAATGCTTGATTATATTTTCGATTGAATAATCAATCAGACCTTGAATAAAAACTGCCAATGCTTCGACTTCACGAGATTTAGGACTGTTTATATCGGCTCCACTTTCTTTGATAGCACACATTTTAGCGGCCGTGGTATTTACAGCCTTGGCCGCATGAATATCTATCCAGTCCCCGCCTCTGGTCAAAGAGAATTCAAGCGCATTCATCGCATTATATGATAAACAAATGTTGGTCATACCGCTTCCGAATGATATCCCAATACCAGAAAAATCTGGTATGCATTCAGAGAATATGATAGCCTGTCCTTCATTGTGAGGAGACGCATCATATCCGTTCTCTGTAATAATTTTCTTTAAGATAGCAGTATGATATGCATTAGTGGAATCAGGAACATCAATAGCCGGGGCAGGAACAGAGAAACAGCATTTTTCATTCTCAATCTGCGGCTTACCAAGAATTTGTTGTAATATTAGAGCTATTACTTGTTGAGCATCAATTTCCCCAGGAGATATCATGCCTTTAGACAAAGGACGACGAGCTTCTCTATTAAAAAGATTAGCCGTCTCCATCGCTTCATCACCAATAATCAGTAATCTGCCATCAAATTCTACATAACTCTTCTTAGACAGTCTTAAGAGTCGTTTGTTCTCGAGCGGAAGATCGATAAAAGCGTCCCTAATCCTAATAGTCTTTACATTACCCTTGCTAGTCTCACGGGCAGAAACTATGTTCATCGTGCCGAGATCCAGCCCAACACCAAAGGTGTCATTTTCCTCAATAGTCATCATGCGGCCTTTCGACGTTCTACTGTGCGACTTACGTGACACCAACAGCATACGACTTCGCATTTATTCAACTCCACCATAATTCTGGACAAACTAGCCTGACTACCAATTAGATTAGAAACATTATCAAGTTTTTCATCAATGTGATCCAGATCCATTTGCCACGGATTGAACATGTTACCACAATCGATACATGGTTTACTTTTATACTGTCTTACTAAATCTAATCGTCTAGCTCGAAATCTAGCTAAACCAGCATAATGAATACATTTTTTACACCCCGGTTTATATACTGGTCTGTGCTCCTTACATGACGTTACATATTCAGATAGTCTATCATGTGATCTATTCCTATGACATCCAACACAAACCAAATCACATTTTTCTAATTCATTTTTCAATTTTTCAAGACTAGCAGTTGGATGATTAACTAATCTATATATATCATATATCTTATCAGTACGATGATCAAATGTCATAGCTTCTTTCTGATATACATGACCACAATCAATACAAGGATTTGATTTTATTAAAGAAACATATGCACGTTTGGCTTCCCGACAAGAAGATCTTTTTATAGAAAGTTTTTCGGCATTGGTAGCTCTGTAATTAGAATTATATAAACTTCTACACCTCTTACACATTCCCTTATTGAATTCAGTAATGTGTTTTTCTTGATTACACAAACTACATTTCTTATGATTGATATCACACCCATGCTTTAATTCATGGATTTCTATTCGTTTTTGTTCCCTTAACCCTAAGATATCACGTGATTTCCAACTATTGCAATTACATCTATGACGTTTTAAAGTCGATAGTGAACTCGCAACATAACCGCATATACACATTAAACCAATCATATTATTTATCCTTAATTTCTTATCTTGTATCAAATTACTTTACTGTTGATCTCAATTTCTTCAAAGCCTCTACTCCCTTACTTAAATCA